TCCGTAACCAACCACTGGAGTTAATCATGCGTAACTTTTCCTGCCGTACCAAGGTTAACAATGTCATCACTATCAACAGTAATGTTGCTGATGATGACTTGTTTAACCCTAATCGTTGTGAGAGCGAATTGACTGTTATTGCCGAGAAGCTTTTGCGAGCTTTCTCAAACAATGCCGGCCGCTTCGTCAACTCTGACGAGGTATTTCGGGCAACGACGTTTATGCTTGGTGTTGTTCGTATTGGAGATGACTATTGTCTTCCCCACGACAGCTCCGAGCTTACGCCGTCTGAGTTCAGCTCCCTTCGGGAAGCTGCACTGTATGTACGCGACGTTAAGCGACATGGAGCCTTGGCTGAGAAGCTTTGGACTTATGTCAATCTTAATGAAGGGTACACAGTAACGTTGATTAACCGCTTGGTTGATTAACGGAGGAAGGAACCAACTCTAGGACCTGGATTAATCACCCAGCCCTCCTGACGTTGTCTTCTCTGCAACGATGGGTGGGGTTTGCAACCTACTCATCGAGGAGACTGGTATTGAAACCGAAGCGTCAAATGAAAGTGACACCCTTGCCGGGGTTTCCTCTGGCAAAGGTGGATCCGACTTTACTGGATCCTGCGACCCTAATAAGGTGGAACCTCGAACTCTGGGAATACGAACAATCCCTCCTGAAGAGGAGGCGATTCGACTACTCCCAAGACGAGTCCGCTTTAGACTCGATGTCCAGCTCGATATTGAACGATAGTGGGGCCGTCCTTAAACAGGTTGGCTCAATTATTGATCAGCAGCGAGCTCTTCGAGTTCCGCGTAATGCGGATGGGACCATTAAACCTCGCCAGCCTAACCAGCTGATGCTCTCTGAGCGTCGAGTGGGCGGAACTATGTTCGACCACTCAGTGACGATTAATGGGCAAAGAGTCCAAAATTACACGGACTCCCACGGTAATAGTCTCACGACTACAGCCTCACTGGGAGCCTTTAATGTAAGTTTGGACCTCGTGTACACGCAGTCGGGGGACCATAAAAGGCCTAACCCCCATCGCTATCGAAAACAGTACTATAATTATGGTACTGGGTCGGTCTTGAATATCGGTTCTGATGGATCTTCCAGCAGTGTTACCGGTGTTCAAGCCTACTCGATGGCGTTCGTCGACGCATTTCACGATCTTACTAGTTTTGTTTATAACAAAAATCTAAGTAAGATGTATGAGAAAATGCGCGGCGATATTGACCTCTCTATCGATGTCGCCCAGGCAAGACAGAGTGGAGTGATGGTGAATCAGCGCTTTGCGCAAGCAAGGTCGCTATTCGTTAAGCGAGCTCCTGCTGCCCTTAAGGCAGTTCAGAAGATCTATACCACACTCAAAAGGTCTAATCCCCGTGATTGGGGATCTCTCTGGCTCGAATGGACCTACGGATGGAAGCCGCTTGCGGCCGATGTTTATGGGTCTATGGAGAATATGATCCTGTCATCCGTTGTAAACGGACGCGGGACCAGTGGACATCCAGTGAACACACGTTCATCGGAAATTGGCGACCGTAGAGTCGACCTCAGTAAAAGCGGAGAAAACACGATCTCACGCCAGTACAATTCTGTGTACCGGAACAGGATCGTTGCGTTCTACGCAATTGCTGAGGGAGGTCTCAATGGTATTGCTACGTTCACGAGCCTTAATCCCATATCCATAGCATGGGAGCTTGTTCCTTACTCTTTCGTCGCTGATTGGTTTGTCAACGTCGGAGGGTATTTACGGAACATGGAGTCTGCTCTGTTGTATGGAAGTGATTTCGTCTCTGGTTATCAGTCTGCTCTAGCAGTAGAGCGGTATGATGAAACAGCTGGCGGCGTCACCGACCTTGGTGGAGGCAATACTAGCCTTCTCCAGGGTCAGGGCAACCTACACAGATCACGGTTTCAGCGTACGGTCTTCGGGTCGTCGCCGATGCCGACTGCCCCAAGCTTTAATCCAAAGCTTGGGACTGGTCGACTCATTAATGCCGCAGCGCTTCTAAGCCAACACTTGCATAGCTTGAAGCACTAAGTGGTGACCTTGATAAGGTCTATACACACGAGGCATGGATTAACGGCTTATATGCCGAGGCTAGTTGCCTGAAATATATGCGAGCTATACGCACGTCGCAAGACGGATTCGGCTTTAGCAGCTGAGTCACCCATTCAGTGAGAGGACCACTTAGTGGTTATTATCACAAAGTAAGGGTATACCCAAAATGTCCGCAGTCGCGAATATCGTTTTGAACGACGCACAGGGAACACCTGTGGCTCACACTTTCATCCCGTTGGGTCCGGATGCCTCCGGCACATGGTGGTGGGAAGATCAGACTGGCACCGCATCGATTGCCTATAATAGGATTTCGATGCAGCTTGTCCGTCCTTCCCCTGCCAGTGCTGGAGTTAATTCGGATAAACGAGTTAACCGCATCAAGATCGGCATTCACACGCCGAAAGTGGAGGCACTTGGTGTGTCGGATAGCGGTTATACACCGTCACCGACCATCGCCTACACGCCCCGATGCAACATCGAGTTTATCGTGTCAGAGCGAGGGTTGCTTCAAGACCGGAAGGATCTGCGGAAATTCGCAGAGGAACTTCTGGCCGAGACGCAGCTCGTCGCAATGGCCGAGTCTCTCCAAAACGTTTACTAGAAGACAACTTCGTTAAACGTCCAAGGAGACATCGATGGTCAAGCAAAAGAGGTCTTCCTCTATGGGCGAGATATTTTTCGCTCTTTGCAAGAAGGTTAACTCCCCAGTGTCGCTAGGAGCTTGGTATAGATTCGAGCATGACCAGCTCGCTCTTGCCAAGATGGAAATAAATCCTAGCGATTATCAAGATGCCGAAGCTTTTGCGGCCGACTACCTTGTCGTCAGCTTCCTTTCTAAATGGAAGGGCCTGAAAACAGGTTTAGACCTAGAAGCAGAGGCAATCTCCAAGTTCATTACTTCGGAGAACATCTGTTTTAAGACGAATCAACGGATCAGAAGAGCTCGGATTGAACCCATAGATGGGTTCATCGCCTCTGTCATATCGACAGCAAGGCGGAAGATTTCCAAGCTATTAGGTCCGTGTTCGCTCTTTAAAATAGAGCCTTGGTTTGGATGGGGACCGGGTGCAACGCTCGAGATACCTCGGCGTCGTGCCTTTGTCGACACGAAGATGTCTGAACTCCCTTTCGCAGTTACGCCTGCAGCTGAAGGATTATTCTCTTCAGTTGTAGGGACTGACCTTCATTGGTCAGCCGCTGTCAGCGATTTGAAGTTAGTGAAAACTAACCATTGTCGCATAGCAGCCGTACCTAAAAACGCGAAAACCCATCGTGTTATTGCAGTCGAACCGAGAGCCAACTCATTCCTTCAAAAAGGAGTGGGAGGGTACTTTCGTAGTAGACTGAAACGGGTTGGTGTTGATCTGGATGACCAGAGCCAAAACCAGGATGGCGCTTTGCGCGCATTCAAGGAGGGCCTAGCAACTTTAGATCTTAAGGCTGCTAGTGACACCGTAGCGCTTGAGGTTGTTTACGACCTCTTGCCTGTGGAATGGGCATTGCTTCTCGACGACCTGCGATCCCCTAAGGCAGTAATGCCCGACGGGACCGTTCGGATTTTAGAGAAGTTTTCGTCAATGGGAAACGGGTTCACTTTTGAACTCGAATCCCTGATCTTCTGGGCTGTGGTTAGCTCAGTAGTTGACATGCTCAAACCCGGAGGCACAGTTCTGGTTTACGGAGACGATATCATTTGTCCTGCAGAAACTGCAGAAGAAGTGATTCGATGCCTCGACTTTTTAGGTTTTACCGTGAACAAGGAGAAATCCTTTATTACCGGCAATTTCTTTGAGAGTTGTGGCAAACATTTCTTCCAAGGGAAGGAAGTTACTCCAATCTACCAGAAAGAGACCATCGAGAGTGAAGTTGAATTGCTTCGTCTCGGTAATCGGCTGATACGGTACGCGTATTTTCGGAGCTCCGGTGATTCACTCTTAGAGTGGACTTCCAGTGCTTGGGAATGCGTATACCGCTTAGCGACCTGGTCACGTTACTATCAGATCCCTTTAGGGATCGAAGGTGACGATGGCTGGGTTGTCCCTGCGGACCGATTCTTTACACGTCGCCAAGACGTAAATTTTGGCATTTCATGTAAAGTTATGGTCTTCCCCCGAACGCGCCTCCCGGCGCATGAGGGTGTGTTGCTTGCTTGGACTTTGCGGAGAGGTGTGCAGCAACCTGATACGTGCCTAAGGCACCTTCAGGAAGCTGGTAATTCGCCAATGTCGAACCAGGAGACTGGCAGACAAGAAGCGACCTCTTCTCCGGAAACCACAAAGTCCGTACCTACTGCGGGTACGCGCTGGGTTATGCCCAGCTGGGAGTTCTCGCTTAGCTTTTAAACGATAGCTAGCGTGGTGGGGGTCATTACCTCGTAAAGCGGGATAATTGCGCAAGCA